AATTGGGAGTACAATAAACATAAGTCATAAAAGCATCTTCAATATGTTTTACATTATAACGAAGACCTTCTTTACTACGAATAACAATCTCATAAGTAGTACCAAATAAACCGTTATCAACAGCTTCATACTTGATAGTACAACGTACCCCATTAATCTTAGGATCAGCAAAAGCACCATTAGAATAATCAAAAATGCCAGTTTTCCACTTTTGACACTTCATAGGTTTATCAACATTGTTTGCATCAGTAGCAAATTTAGGAATAACGTTATCTAGTAGATCATGAAGTTGATTAGCACTCTCATACATATCACTAGTAACACCATACATTTCTGCCGTCTTGTATCCTCGATCGATTTTACGCTTGATTTGGCTCTTATAAGAAGTCTTTGTTGAAGCTGATACAATTACCTGTCCGACATCTGAAAGTCGCTCAAACAAGCCGTATGACACCCTCTCGTGGCTTCCGTCAGTTTCAATTCTCCAAAACACAATACGCCCCAGTGCATCACGCTTGTAAAGAGTAGTAACGTTATCATCCCCATATACGGTTGCCATCTTCATCAACGTTATGCGATAAAACAATACAATGCGTAGGATTATTATATGCAATCAGCATACAATTCCAAGAATCACGAATAGTCTTATGAGGAGCATAAGCGATAGTTTTAAAGTTCTTATGACAGAAACATTGATAACTACCAGTTAATGCTTGTTTATTGTGAAGTTTACCTTGAACAACTTCAAAGAGAGTTTCAACAATCTTAAAGTCCTCATCAGACTTAATCTTAGTTTCGCCCATAAATGCACCTTCTTTAAAAGGATTAAAACCCCAAGTATGAACGAATTGATTTAGTTTAATTTGAGCATTTTGATAAGACATTTTACTCATAGCTTCACGAAGTTGTTTAACAGCATCAATAACAATATTATAATCAGTCTTATTCATAGGATATAAGAAGTACCTAGTACCATCACCTAAAGCTCTAAGAGGAATACCCTCACATAATAGCCGTTGCGCATCAGGGCACAACTCCTCCTTTTTTACCATTTACGATCTCATTTAAATACATATTAGCAAACTTTTTCTTAACGAAGTTGTAATCTGTAATACGAACTAAATCTGTAGGATCTTTAGCACTATAACTTTTAGTCATGAACAAAGCAATAAAGCCATAATTCTTTTCATATTCGATAGCGGAAGTAAGACCAGTATTATCAGTGTCAAGCATAACATAAACTTGAATCCTAGTAGTCTTTCGTAAAACATCAACAATATCATCAGGAAGTTTAGCAGTTTCACTTGCAATTACATAAACTCCAACATCATTAATTCTCAACTCTCTCAGTATTCGTAACATTAATAATTTATCCTTTTGAGACTTAACAATCAACTTATAATTAGTATCAATTAAAGTCTCAAGATTTTCAAGAGGACACTTATTATTAGTAATGAAACGATTAGCAGCATGCTTATTTCTAAATGGAAAATAGAGTTTAATACAACCATCATTAACTTGATATTCATAACAAGGATCATGACGAGTATAATAATATGGATTACTAACACCATCAATCTTAAAAGATTCAACAGCTTTCACGTATTTATCTACGAGATCATTAGTAACACCAAATTGATTATAATACCTATAATCATAAAAAGTCATTTTACGATTTACAGTTGTAATAACACGAAATTCATTATTGATAATCTTATTCTGAGCTTGATATACACGATTAACATAAGATGAATCATTAAGAACATCAGAAGCATATTCGATGATATTAGAACATATTTCAACGAAGTCTTTATTGTTAGTACAATTCTTTTTAAGAACTAGACCAACAATTTCAAATACATCACCACGATAACGATAATCAGCAAAATCACGAAATATCAGCTTATTACCATACCATTTAAAACTAACTGAAGGATTAGGATCATAACGAAGAGGATTAGAGATTTTATAATTGCGTAAACAAATACAATTATTTATCTCTGTTTCAGGAACATTAAGAAAGACAGAATAAATATGTACTTGATCAAGTGTATTCAAAATATAATTCTTATCACTTGTACTCCACATATTTACATCTTTTGTAGCATTTGCAATCCCCAGTAGGGAACAAGGTGAGGTCACGTGCGGAGCGTTAGCAACACTATGCACAAAACCAATAGACACAAAAAAAAGAGGATAGATTGCTCTACCCTCTTCAAAAGTCTAAGTTACATCTTAATATTTACCCGGAGTACCACCGTTACCAGCATAACGATTCTTTAAAGCATTAATTGCATCAGCATTAATGCTTTGACCAGAACCGTAATCCATAGCAACGCCAGCTTCAGCGGCTGCACCAGCAGGTTTCTCGTCTTTATCAGCATCTTTAGAGAGTTCAACAGTCTCACCCGGAAGAATCTCAATTGAAGGTTTTTTGCCGTTAATAACACGTTCAACATAACCTTGACCAACAAAACCCGGAGTACAAAGATACTTACGATCACCATAATGAGCAAGAAGCTTCATCCAAACAACAATAGGTTCACCTTTTTCATCTAAGAATACAGGCTTACCCTCTTTGCCAACATTGAATGCTTTAACAAAGAACTCACAAAATGCTTTCCATTGAGCAATACGACCGTTAATATCAGCGTTCATATCAATAGGCTGAGGAAAGCCGGGTTCAACGAAGTTAGGACAATCGATATAAGCATCGAGACGGTGACGACAATTCCGGTACGCTTCCGTAATCAAAGAGGTAAACGTTTTAACATCTACAGCGGTTCCGTCAGTTTTGCGAGTAGTGACGATACGGAAAGAATCAGTATAAAACCGATCAACTTCATCACCGGGAACAGGTTCTTCTTTATAACGGAAAACAATAGTTGGTACAGGAATACCGGCATACTCATAGGTAGATGCAACACCATTCTCATCTACTTTAGGAGTTTCGGTTTCTTTTATCTCAACAGATACGAGATGAGCCTGACACAAATTGTTGAACTCTTCACGAGGTTTAAACTTCTTGTCTTGGGTAACTATAACCTCACCAAAATTAATAACTCCGGCAGCAGCTTGACTTTTATTAATTTCACTCATTTTATAAGTAATTTAAAGAGTAAAAAAAAGAGGAACCTTAATAGTCCCTCTTTCTGTAAGATAGATTTGCTTAGTTAAGCAATGTGTTGTCACGGATATAGATTAAATATCATCCCCGTCACCAGTGGTTTCTTGAGCAGCAGGTGCTTCTTTCGATGCATTAGCAGCAATTTCAGCATCTATTGTATCGGCTATAGTTTTCGGTGTATCAGCTTTCTTATTTTCTGCATCATCAGCAGCAGTTTCAGCTTCAACAGACGGATCGTAAGGACGGTCGATAATCTGTGCGTTCACGCAAGCCCAGATACGTAACATAGAGCCGTCAGAGTTCGGATAGTCGATACCGGTATCAACCAATTCGTAGTGAACCTCTCGGTTAGCGGTGTACTTCATGTAAGGTTTACCCTCAGAATCTTTCTTATCAATTCCGTAAGCATAGCCAAGTTCAGCCAACTTATCAGCGGTGATAGCTTGTGCATCCGGAGTATTCTGCAAGAATTGAGAGTAGCAAGCTGCGTAAGAGCAGAACAATTTACGACCAACACCTTTAGCTTTACCGACAGCAGCAAGCGTCATCATGTCGTCAGTTTTCACTTTAGAAACCATGATGAAGAACTTCTTGTTCACATCGTTCTCACATTGATCAGCAGTCAAGACCATAGCTTTCATATAGTCGCCTGTTTCAATGTTAAGCATCTTAGATGCAAGACCGTTAATACACATCTTGTTAATGGAGATGTTCACCACCAACTCAGGACGAATTTCATCACTCACTTTAGCAGCTTTAGCTACAGTTTCAAAACGACCTTCATTGATACCAGCTTTCAAGAAATCAAAATTAAATTTTTCCATGACTTTAACTTTATTAATAGTTTATGTAAGATAGATGTTTGCAATATCACTACCACAAACGGTATTTATTCTTTAATAATTTGCGTTATCATCTGCTTCTACATATTGAACATCAACGTAATCATCATTAATAGATTTAACGTCTTTAAGTTCAACATCACAATACATTCCGTTAAGAATATCATTAGCGCAGATACGAGCAGCGATCATAATCGCCATTTTTCTCATAAGAGAACGAGTGTGTTTATCCCAATTATCTTTACCTTTAACATCAGCACCGGTAATTGAGTTTTTACCCGATTTAAGACCAGCGTCAATAGCTTCTTGAAGAGTGTAAGAAATTGTAGTTCTTTTACCTTTACGAACAAGAGTAACCGTTGTACGATAAGTCTTAACAACACGAGTAACAGGAATCATACCTTGTTCCGCCATCATTTTACGAACATAATCATCATTATATTCGTCAATATCAATGTGACGTTCAGGTTTAAATTCAATAATGGGTTTACTTAGCTGAACATTAAAATATTCATATACGGGAACAAAGTCTTCGTCAATCTCAATATCAATATGATGTTTATTAAGACAACCTTCAACAACATTAATTCCCGTATAAACTTGTCTAGTACCACCACTTTCAAAACAGAATATATTCTTTAAAGAAGCGGTAACAGAAAGACCAAGAGTTTTACCAAGTTCAACCTTTTGAATAGCGTCGAGATTAAGATTACGACCATAAGCTAGAGAAGTCATAGGAGAAAGACCTAATTCCTGCCCAGTTAATAAACAAGTAACCATGTTATCAATGTTAATAACTTCAGTAACAGTTCCATCTTTAGTTACATTTTCTTTAAATCTCGCACCAAGATCAGTATTTATAAGACTTTCAGCAAAAGTTCTATATTCACCAAGAACAGCGAGATTACGAGTAATTACATCTTTATTTGCTTGTGCAACAGCTCCACTATTAGCTTTTACAACTTCACCTTTATTAGCAGCAGCGTTAGCACCGTCTTTCGTAGCATCATCTGTAATAACTTCTTCACTCATTTTGTCGTTTTCTTTGTCTTTATTTTCCATTGATAAAAGTAGATAATATTTTTGACGTGTTCAACAATAGTAAGCACTAAATCATCAAAAATTAAAATTTAACATCTTTAATGCCGTTAGTCCAGACAATATCAGTAGTAAATTTACTCTGTGCATCAATGAGCTTTTCTTTCTCTTTTGACGTGCGGTAATCGTCCGAATTGAGTGCGAAATCTTGCATATAAAGCCATATTATAATAGTAGGCTTATTTATGTATGGTTGTTCCTCTTTCTTGTCGGAAATGGTCTTAAATGGGTTACAATATGGAGAGGTACATATAATTGTAGTAAGATCCTCAACATCAAAAACCACATTAGCAACTTCATCTGTAGCAATAACAGAAATATCACCATGTTCAAGATGTTTTAAACATTCTTTTCGGATACCAATATCACCAAATACTTTAGGTTCACCTTTCTTGGCACCAGTAGTATAAGTATAAGGCTGACCATTGAAATCATAACAAATTCTAGAAGTCATACCTTTATACCAACACATACAGTAATCCAAGGTCTCAACAAAATTAGTAATAGAACGAGTCTTACTTAAAACAAGTCCTTTACCTTTAATATTCTTAATAGCAGTAGCAATAGCTTCTCTCTTATTAAGATTATTATTATATAATTCTAAACGTTTCTCAATAGCATCACTAAATGCTTTAGTACGAGTGAGTATATTGTCGGGATTCCAATACATTTCTACTTGCTTATTATAGTCATTAGAAAGATCAAGATTAGCTTTCCAACCCATAACTTCAGCAACCATGTTACGTACTGTTTCACTATGTATATGCTCTACTTTATCAGTAAGATTATTTACATAATTAACACCCATATGACAAGCTTTAATAAGAGCCATATCATCTTCTACCATATCCATACGTAAATGAGTAAACTTCCTAAACTCATAATTTACCATCTTAGCTTTACCTTTAAATATAGAAAGCATAGAAGAAATTTGTTCAGTAAGTTGTTTATATAACTCTTTTTCTTCACTTGTAAACTCAATACCAACATTATATATGACATAAGGAGAAATCCAACCTTCTTCCAAAGCCATACCTTTAGTTATAGTATCAACAACCGGAATACCACAAGCAGTAAACGCTTTTAACATATTAACAGGAATCTTTTTCGTAGTAACAAATAAAAACCTATCAGCAGCTACTTTTTTCAACTTCTTGAAATAAGTATCATCTTTATGATAAGCTTCATTTGTACAATCAAGCATCACAAACGTATCAGCATATAGCATATCTTTACCTTTACAAGTTTTAGTGATACGATCAATAAAATCTTTAAGTAAATCTATAACTACATATGTATGAACAATGCGTTTACGAAGAGAATCTTTCGTTTTAATATCAGGAACTACAATGTGAACATAAGGATCAGCTTCTACTTGATTAGCTACATGCTGAATAACCTCACTAATTACAAGAGGAATATCAATACGTTCAGTATATTGAAATAGACCTTTATAACCAGCTTGTTTCCATTTAAGAATACCCTGATAAATACGCTTATATTTTTCAGAAATATCGTAATCTTTCATCTATCTTAATTAACATCTGTAAGTTTAATATTATCAAGAACAGCTCTAGCGCATTGTTCTATCTCATTACGATTATATACATCATCAACATAATCAGTTAATAATTCATATAACCTAAAGCCAGCATCACCCATGATACGACAAAGATCAAAAACAATATGTTTAAGCATCTTATCATGGTCGTAATCTTTAAAGTTCTTACTATTGAAAGAATATTGATTAAAGAAATCTTCAAAGGCAGCATCTAAATACACAACAATAACAGCTTTAACAGCTGAAAATTTATTGGTATAAAAATCTTTATAAATAACAGCTCTATCTCTCTTCATATCTTACCAACCAAACAAGTTATTACTATTATTGTTAATACCACGACGTTCACCTTTACCTGTTTTACCATTACCATAAAGAATCTTATAGGCTTCATTAATATAAAAACCATAATTAAGATTATAATCTTCTTTATATTCGTAATCATTAAACAAAGCTACTCTCTGATCAGCAACAAGCGACTTCTCTTCTTCAACAACTATTCCACTAATATCATCACCATACGCTATATTATCAGAATCAGGAACAATAGCTTTTGTTATAGCACCTCCACCACTTTTACAAATATAAAAACGATTATGCTTTTGACACTTAATATAAACAGGTTTACCATCTCTAACTGTCTTATAAATTGTAGTATATTTACCAGCAACTTTCTGACTAAAACAGTAATCATAAATGGCAGTACGAGAAGTATTGATATAATTTCTAATAAATTCAGTAATATCAACACCATAAAGGAAATATTCTTTAAGAGCTTTCTTAACAACAGGATAAACAAAACCTTTATTATATTCAGGGTCTTGAAGAAAATAACCTTTAAACTTAATAAATTTATCTTCAATAGCTTGACGTGTAGTATAAGTATTACCTTTAGAATCAATCCAGACACCACAACGATTATACTCTTGTAAAGCGTCATAGAAACCATATCCAACAGCAATATAATCATTAACAGCACTTCTACAATACTTCTCAAACTTTTCAGTTTCAAGATCTAATTTACTGTAAGCACTCCATTCATTACAGATATGTTTAAACACACCTTGACGATTAAGAGGTAATCTAACAAGTAGACCATCTGTATTTGCAGATAACACATCGAAGTTGTTCAACTCAAATGCTTCTATCAAACCACATAGTAGTAATTGCAGATTAATCGTTACAGTATAAGTACATTCGGGATCATATAGATAATCCATAGCATCATTAAGAGCACCATAAATTCTATTGATAACAATCTTAAGAGCATCAGCTTCTAACTTTCTCCCAGTATGTTTAGCTTCAACACGAGTTTCACGTAACCATTTAACAATGCCAACAAAGACTTCTTTAGATAAATGATGAGGTGCAACACCATATTCGACGATGAAACTAGGGTACATTGATGTGCATGAGCATAGTACCTATAGCTCGACTGACTATATCTTAACTAACTTCATGATATTCACCTGTAGGAGTATCTAAAGGAACATATTTCCACTTATAACCATAAGCTGATTTCTTATTACCATTACAAGCAGAAAGAAGTGTACTACGTTTGACTTGAGGATTAATCTTTTGAAGAGCATGAAAATTCTCATAAACAAAAAGAATTTTACCAGTATCATAATCACATCTAGCAATTTTTTGAGTTTGCTTAAGAGATGCCATTCTAGCTCTATATTCTTCTGTTTTATGAGAGCTTTTATCAACATTAGATATAGCTTCCCTCAATTCATCAGTCATATAATAACCAGTAATTTTATCATTATATATATTATCAATACCAAGTTTAATTTGATAATTGGTTTCAACCTCAGATAAATTATATTTATCATCAACATATATAACAATACTACAAACAAAATCTTCAAAACCATATTTATTAAAAGCAGCTTGAAGTCTTTTATTTGTATGTTTATTCAATCTAAGTTCAGAAAAATGTTTTTGAACTCTTTCTTGACAATTACTAGAACTACCGATATAAGCTTTGTTTTCAGACTTACATCTAATCTGATAAACACCCATACCAGCAAGATGACTAAAAGTACCATAAGTAACATTGTCAGTTTCTCTAATAAAATCTTTCATATCTATATCATTTTTAAAATTAATAATATAAAGATACAAAGAAATCCTGAAACTTCTATGTACTCTGTATCCATAAAGTTAATTCTTCCCGTTTCCCCACTACTAAATGTAGGAGTACTCGCTTTCGCGATAGTCGATGAACACACATCTGTAATCAGATGCTTCGTTGCGGATTCAAAAACACTAATACCTTTTTACTATACCTAGAGCATTACCTTTCGCCACATCTATATCACTACGATGTTTAGTAGTATTAGTTATAAATTATCCCCGCAGTTAGAGAAGTTAGGACGCCACATCACTTACGTCCGGATCAGCAAGAATCTCACCAGATTCAGCCCAAATGACACGAGGATCGTCTTTACTATGAAGACCACCTTTTGCCATTGTATAACCCTTATCATGAGAAAGAAATTCTAAAGATTGAAAACTCTTTCTCCATGTAGTAACAATGATTCCATTAGCAATAGATTCACGTTTAAGTTCACTTTGCTTAGGACTACCAAGACCAATATAAATACTATATCTCTGAATAGATTCAAGAATCTTCCTATAAAAAGGAGTCTTAAATTGAATACTATCTTTGACAACTTTACCAATAGGCACAGCACTGCGTTCAGTTCTAAGATCAACAAACTCATAAGAAGGCATACCAGACCATTCAGAATAGAACTTAGTCATTAGATTCTTACCAATAGAACTACGAGACATATTACGTAAATCAATGGCATACATCTCACTTAGCTTAGCACGAAGATCTAATTCTTTCTGTTGATTCTTAACAAGCGCATCAGTACCAAGAACATCATTAATATTATAATCTGTTACAAGTGCTATCTCATCTCGTTTAATACGATAACTCCAATGAATAGGTAAGTCTTGAATACGATACCATTTTAGAACTATCATAACAGCTTTAAGAGCAACAAATGTAGCATCAAGATATAGAATCTTTTGAATATCAAAATCGGTAAAAGGACGGAAATATCTACGACCTTTATAAAAATCAAGAAGTCTACGATACGTTTTACCACCCATATCTTTATCAACAGCTTTCTGAGAATGCTCAAATAGAAATTCAGTTATATGTTGCTTCCTACCATAAGTATCTTCACGAAGACCAGTCTTCCAATCAAATGTAGGAGCATAATGAATGAATATATCAAGCATAGTCATATCATAGTTAAAACTATTATAACCAATGATAATTTTATGAGATTTAAAAAACATATAAAGACCTTCAATACCATTACTAATATTATTAGAATCATCCCATGAAGCAGGTGTCATATTCTGACGTTCAAATTTATCTTCATGATAAGCTCTATAAATAATAAAAGTTTTAGCACCCATAGCTTCAAGAATAAGACGTTTATCCTCTTTATTCTTAGCTATATCAGCAGCAATGTATAAATCAATAATATCTTGAGGAATACCATAAGGAATGAAAGCAACCTCAAACATATTCGGATAACATTCAATATCATATATCCAACTAGTAGTAGGCGATTTATTAGCAGCCATTTATTTTAAAATAACCCATTGATTAACAAATTTACGATAAGCAATAACAGCAGTATCATACGCACGATCAAGATAACTATAGTCATTATTCTTACGCATATATTCAAGACTCATAGTATAAATATGTATCTTACCATTAGGAAGCACATCAATACCTTCCCCACCTTTAGGAAAAGCTTTACCTCCACTAACAATAAAATATGGATCTTTACCATAAGTTATGAACATACTAGGTTCAACTCTAGCAATCTCTCTTTGAAGTCTAGGAAAACATTCAGCAATTGCTTTCGCATTAATAGTCTGAGATGTACCACATTTGACAACAGAAGTAATATATGATAAAGCAAGTAATTTCTTATCTTCAAGAATACGTCTAATGAATTTACCTGTGTTACCACTAAGTACGTATTTAGTCTTTCTATCAGCAGGACTAGGAGCAGCAACTAAATGTAGGATAGTTCCGCTCCCTTCCAGCCCTTGTCCCCTACTGGGGATTAGAGAGTTCCGCACACATAGATCACACTTATCACAATAATCATCTTCACGTAATTCATCAGACGTATCTTCAAACATATTAGAAAATCTCGTTTGCATCAATAATTACTTTTAGCAGCAATTTGTTCAAACAAACTACGTTGCATAAAGACAGTATGAAAAGATTCAGCATCTCTAAAAATCTTAACATCATATCCTTTTACATCACAATCATATTCGGTAGAATAAAACGAATACTTTTCACAATAAGCACCAAACGAAATAGGAGAAGCTTCAACAAGAACATCATCAATCATGTATTCAGCTTCACCTAATGCTTTATATTCTTCATCAGTTAATGCCATATCAACAACATTTAGTAAAACTTTGCAAACCCCAGTAGGGATGAAGGAGTGGTAGGGAGCGGAGCATCTGCACCTTACAAATCAAACATATCAATAGCCATAATATCAGGTATAAATATAATATGATAAGGACTATAAACACATTCATAACCTTTATCAAGATCATCAAATTCATCAGAAGTTATATTATACCTCATCTTATATTCTTGAAACGTACATCTAGTAATGGTCAAAGCAATACCATTAATCAAAACATCTGTAGAAATTGGCAATCTATTTTCTGTCTTCTTCGGTAGTATCGGCATAAACAGAAGTTCCGTCTTCGTATTTCAGAGTTGAACAAACAACAGCAGTAAGATCATAACCTTTAAGATTAGCTCTAGCTTTAAGGAACTCCATCTTACCAACAGTATCAACATTTAAACCACTAGCAAACAAATGTTCTTCGAGAACTTGAACAGCACTCATAGAACATTGCTCAGCAACCCAAGTAATAGGAACCATCCAACGATTATGAATAATACGTTGATTACTACCCATACCACAAAAACCTCCCCAGCATTCTTTCAGAACATAAATCTTATCTATATTCTGAACTTGTTCTTCACTTGTAAGCATAATATCAATTTAAAGTTCTTCAATATCAATAGGACTTTCAGAGGCCATATAATAGCAATCATCAAGGCTAAGACCTTTATCTCTCATAACTTCTTCAATATCTTCATCATTCTTAACAGTAAAATGATATATTGAAGATGTACAATAATCAAACACATAAACATGTTCCATATCTTAATGTTTATTAAATACAGCATTGAAGTCAGCTTCTTTCATAAGAACAGCACAACCTTCAACCTTTTGTGTAAATATATCTTTACTAACAATAGTATAGCGTTTAAGACGTTGATCTTCACCAACAGATATAACGAAACACTTATTATCAGCAACTCTAGCTTTACATTCGTCACAAATATCTCCTTATATATATCTAGGAGCTTCTTCATCTCCTTTGATATGACCTAATAAAGCAACACTTTCAGCCTTACCACAAATAGGACATACTGCCATACTTGGATTAAGACCATGTTTTTTTACTAAGAGTAACACCTTTTCCCATAGTTTATAATTTTAGATAAGCGTGTTTAGTAGCTCTACTCATAGCTACATAAAGAAGTCTAAGAGCTTCAGCAGAGTTACGTCTAATACGCTTACCCCACTTAGTTTGAAAATAGATAATATCATCAAGATCAATACAAACATTTTCAAAGGTAGAACCTTGGCTCTTATGTGCAGTTATACCATAACCATAATCAATATCTTTAGCAACAAGTCTATTCTTGTTAGCAGCATTGAGTCTATAGTCGGTCATAGTAAGATGTATATCCTTAAATCTAAAGTATCTAAACCATCTACTACGATCAGTACCAGTAAGAGCTTTATAATGAATTGCATTTAGCATAGCACCGAAATTATCCATGTTATTAGAATCCCAAAAATCAATGATCTTAAACATAGGAGTAACCTTACCATCAAATGCAGATCTCAATGTAATACAATAACAAGCAAGACCATTATCTGCTACATAATATCGAACATCATGAACAACATAATCTTCACTATTAATAATAATAGGGGATTTATATTCATCAAATACAGTACGATATGCAGTAAACATATCATCTTTTGTTATCATACCTTGAGGATTATTCAGAACACCATCACGAATAAAAGTATTCCAAAAGCCAATACAATCATTAGTAAAAGCAATAAGTCTAACATAATTAATATCCTTACTAAAGTTATCAGAACTAAACATTTCAATAACTTTATTACGGAAATCAAGTTTATTCATAATAATAAAACCTTCACCTTGGGCATTAACAGCTTCACGAGTTTGAAGAATATACTGATAGAAATTAGCAGTACCATTAATCAAATCAGAGCGAATAATACCAAACAGTTCAAGCAAAGGATTACCAGCTTCTTGTCTAACAATTTGAGTTAAACGAAATTGAACATCAGTATGAGTAAAAGAAGGACTAATACGATTATAAGTATCTTCTTCTTCTTTCCCTTTAGCAACAACATAAGGAATCTGAAGTTCATCACCTAAGAATAGGAGTTTACATCGACACTGAATAGCCGTCTTTATAAGTAGATTAAATAGACCAGGATTAATCATAGAACACTCATCAATAATGACAAGTCTATAACCTCTCATTTTCTGTTCACCTATAACCTTAAAAGAAGGATTCTCAATATTATAATCTTCAATATCTACATCAGGTCTAAGACCACATAGAGATTGAATGGTCATACCTTTCTTACCGGAACTATTTTCAAGAACTCGAAGAGCTTTATGAGTTGGAGCTGTAACACAAACCTTTTCAACTATCAAATAACGTACAAGATGACGCATGATAAAAGTTTTACCAGTACCAGCATAACCACTAAGAGTAAAACTTATAGATTGTGATTGCCACCATTGCCAAATAGCATTAATAGCATTTTCTTGTTGTTCTTTAAAATAAGAAACGTTAATACGTTTGGCAGACCTAAGTAGTGCATCTTTATTAAAATCAGAACTCATCTACAACAACAAATTTATCAGATTTAAGAGCTTTATTAGGCTCACCATCAGGATTATTCCAACTAAGAGTATGCAAATTCATATGAGATGTATCTTTACTCTTAGAAAAATTTGTATCCATAATATAAGTACCTCTTTCAGTAATATAAAGATTACCACTAAGCTCTTGACCAATAAGTTTAATTTTAATCATATTAAAAAGGCTTTAAAATGTATTTACAAGCAACATCAATAGTATTGTAATAACGAACAAGCGGGTGGACAGGTTCAGTAGTTGTATACACATCAGCAACCATTTGTCTTCCGTTAATACTTTTGATAACAGCTCCTCCGTTAGGGAATATAGAAATTGTGACATCATAAACAATATCGAGAAACTCCAGAACCATTCCCAACTGCATTCGCCAAGATAACGTAGTAGCAAACTCAATAAAATTACCGCTGCCATTAGTGACTTGGAGAAGATAACGTTGAAAAGCAATACTAATATCTTCATAAGGTTTAAGTAGGTTCAATAAAGACGTTTCCATCAGCTGTAAATTCTATATCGTTATTATTACAATACTCAGCAATATCTTCTTCACTAATCTCATAAAACCATTTATAACCTTGTTTTTCAAACTTAGCACAAAGAGCTTCATACCAATTAAGAAATATATCTTTAAGCTTAGTAAAATTTACAGAGTGCATCCAACTACTATCTTCAAATTCAACGGTAACTGTATGACAATGATTATACATTCTATTAAATTTATAAAAATTAATAGAATAAACACAATCTTCACAGCAAGCAACAAAGACTTTATCTAACTTATCAACACTATTCTTAATATAGGAAATCTCCATAGCTTTATTCCATGTAATACGACCAGTGAAACAAAGGCCATCTCCTTGACAATTACCAAGACTATAATAAACCTCAGATTCTTCAACACCTAAAACATCAAGAGTATGTTTAACAGAATCAGTAAAATCTTGAGCATTACGTGTAATACTAAGAATATTACTTTTAGCAGCTTCTTTAGCACTATCACTAAGTTCAGCATACCTATAAACAGGCACTTCAATTTTAACTATCCTCATTTTGGCTCATTTTAGACCCATAGAGACACTTTGTATTAAAGTGAACCAATTGGTTTATTTCAATACAAAAGTGCCTCTACGAGCTTGTATTAAAGCGTAGGCAGCTTCTTAATGGTTAATTCACTCCGGCGTTCCTCGGTAATATCCCGATGCTTAAAGATGTAGTGATTAACAGATTCTTGTTTAATGTTATCAAGAAGAAAATAAGTAAACTCTTTACCATTAAGAACAGTAGTAGTAAGTTTACCAAAGATCGGAAGACCTTCTCTAAAAGGAACAAAATTCTTGAGATCAGCCTTAGCTTGATTCATTTCACGAATTGTACCCGGAATCCAATACTCATTATCGAAACCACTGAATTGATGTTTCGGAATGTTTGTAATAGGAACAGAGATAGGAACAACGAGTTTAGCTTCATTATTTGCTTCATCTTCTTCACGAACAGCAAGCCACTGATAATGATCTTGACCTTCAAGTTTACTATAAGTAGCTTTCCATTTGCTCTTATGCAAACGATAAAAAGCATTACCATTAGGATTAGCTTCAGATTTTGTTTTACCTTTAGCTTCAACAGTCTTTGCTTCACCACTTGCAACAAGATTCTTTAACGCATCAAAATTCATAACATTAAATAAATCATATTTATCTTTTTCACCAAGAGTTACATCGTTACGATTAACAAGAAGTTCTTCTTTCTCATCATCAATATGAGTAACTAAGAACTTAGAACCGGATTTCTTTTCTTTGACTTTAACAAGTCTTTTGGTAAAATCATACAAACTGTAACGATCAACAACTTCAAGACTTGTAATAGTGACAGTATCACCACTTTTAAGCATAGAATAAACCGGAGATACTTCACCGTATAGAGGATTACGACCTTCTTTAGTACGAATAAATTCACCAATATAAGATTCTTCTGCACCTTTAGCAAATGTAAGCATAGGAGTAAAAATCTTCTTATAATTCTGATGATTAATGGAAATAGGATTCCCATCAACAATTGCAATCAACTTGATCACAGATTCGCCATAAGTATGAATAGCATCTTCACGAGTCATAGTTTGCTTAGCAAGCTTAATGACTTTACCGTCTTCGAAATAAAACGAAATAATCGCTTCATCACCATTCATACGACTAACATAACCAAGATGATCATTGACCAACAAATACATCCCTTGCTTTAAATCAGCAGAGATAAGAGAATAAGTAAGATTTGCTTTCATATTTAAATTTCAATTTTCGTAATCGTAAAAATACCTTTAACACTTTTAATAATAGCCTTTTTACAATAATCCAACAATTCATTATCTAATGGCTTAGTAAAGTCATATAGTTTAAACTGTTTAGGAAGTGTAACAAGCCTATTATAATTTTCATAACCATCTGTATAATAACAAACAACAGAAATTCGATTCTTAACCGACCATAACTGATTATTATACAGAGTGACAGTTTTGCTACCAATATTAACTTGAGAAGTATCAGCACTCTCATCAATAGATACAATAGTACCATAGATTCCCCTAGAGGTAACAACTCTATCACCAACAACAAAGTCTATTTCAGTCATAATATATACTTTAGTATTAGCATCACTCCACGTAGCATTTCCAGACCCCAGTAGGGAGATAGGACTGGAACGGGGCGGAACTTAGAGCATACCTTTAAAATCAATAGTAACTACTTTATCATCTTTAACAGAATGAAGAATACAATAATCAAGTTCATTAATCGTACAATCAAACGCATTTGCAACAGCTTTAGGTAGTGTTTCAATTGCGGCTTCCCATCCGCCTTCAACAATTGAAAAGATACCACCTTTAGCACCACGAGATAGTGCAAATACACCTTGTCCTTTGAATCTATCAATAGTACCTCTGTTATTCATAACAGTATATCCACAATCTAGGCAATTACCCATAACATTGCTAGGATTGGCACTAAACTTATACTTACCACAACAAGGACAAACTTGAGTAATACAATGATCACGTTCTCTAGTAACAATGAGATTATTTTGAATACTCTCAAAAGCTTTTTCTATATCCATTCTGTATAACAATCACAAGGTTTACAACGAGTATATTTATTAGGAGTATTCCATTCTACAGAATCATATTGAATATAATCAGTATCAGGGTACATCTTTTCAATAGCAGCTCTCGTCGAAATATCAGTTCCATAAATGCGAACATATTTATTTCTAAGTCTTGTAGAACATGGAAATGTAAAATAGAAATTACCTTTATCACTTTCATGAACTTCAGAAACTTCTTTATGTGCATCTTCAAATCCACATATATCTGCAACATTAAGTCCAAGTTTTTGCCAATGCTCTTTCTTATCATCAAATATCTCTTGAAATATACGAGAATTATTATTTGAATTAAGAATTTCATCAACATCTTTAACTTTAAGTCGTAAATCAGCAATCTTAGCCTTATCTCGGAAGACTTTAGCATCTTTAATTGCTTTCTCAACTTTAGTAATAAAATGCTGTGATTTAACATTAGTAAAACCTTTATTAAATATTGCAGGATTGAAATAAATACAAACTAGACAACGGAGATCATTACCCCTACGCTGTCTAGATTCACAATTACTGCATTCACCACTCATTATCTCACACCATTACATTGAGCAGTTCGGAACGTAATAGCACCGTCAATTGCAATTGTTTTAATTGTAATCGAAGGCATATCACAAAACAAACTATCAACAACACTATTCAATATCTTCCGAAAGCCATCCCACGGACGAACAGAACGATGAATAGTTTCCCAGCAATAACTGTAAAACATTTCACGCTCTAAACAATCAGCAAGATATCTATGATCTTTACCGCCTTTATCTAAGTGATAATTAATAGCCTTATCAATATCACTTTGTTGAATAACAAATGTCTTTAGATTTTTCTTTTTCGCCATATAATAAGAAAGATTAATAAATAGATTAATAACTACGTTTGAAACTCAAACATCATAAAGCCTACAAAGATAAGCATTAATTTTGACTTAGCCTAATAATCAAACACTTATCTCGGTGATAATGCAGTTACAGATACGTCTTGCAATAGACCTACAACTGAACAAAATGATTCAAGTGCGAATGCAATTAATACTATTCCACCTAAAATGAATAATGATAACACTAATGCTATTATCATTTGAACGTACCAAACCATTTCCATTCGGTGATAATACATATAACCTATTGAATCCACTAAAAATATAACTAATACAATTAGTAATGCTACTGTAAACCATAAAATAATAAAATGTACAATCATTGATTCTCTTGTCTTTTTCTAATTATATTGTTAATAACTCTGAGGATCTTCTTTTCAGCGTTTTTTCTATTTAACGCCCACATGTAAACGCATTTGTCCTCGTAAATGACGCTACGTGTCTTTTTAGTACAATCACCTTTAGATGTCCATATTAATTGCTCTTTAACTGTTACTTTTGCGGGTTTTAATTCTCCCGTTTCTGTGTTAAATTGCCATAATGTTGAACCCGATCTATATTTTATTGAACCTATGTGCTTGTACTCTTGCTGTACTTGCTTTACAAACTTGGTCTTGTCCTTATCTGGAAGCAAACTAGGTTTAAATATGTCACTGTTCATGTACTTGATAAATGTATTCTATTTTAAATACTACTGCTTTTCCATCTTTACGTCCCCCCGGCAAACATCGACACCCTTGACAGTCTTGTAATAACTTCAAATCACATTGTATTGCTGCACATTGAAATGCTCGTAAAGATGATTCTTCTGCATATACCAATGCTTCAAACTTTTTTGTTGTACCTTTTCTTATAAGTGGTACTACGTGTGGTTGATTATCAACTGGCACATACGTATAGTTTGTTGCATCTACTTTAAATTGAGATAGAAACTCTTTAGAATATTCCATATACTCATACTGTTACAAGCAATGCAGTACCCTGTGGTAGATATATCATTGGTGTTACATATAATGGTGTAAACTTCATCTTAGCTGATGATAATATCTTTTTAGCTGTATTAAATGCTGCTGCATCTTTAAATACAACTACTGCGTTATTAGCATCATTACTACGAATACTAATAACATCCTTGATGGTTGCTTTGTTCACTTGTGCTACTTGTACTTCCATAATTACAATTTATTTAATTAATAACTGTTTGTATCCTTTTATTCTCATTCTTCTAAACGCACGTTCGGATACAGTTAAACCTACGTTAGATAAGTTTAGTCTTGCTAACTTTAATGCTTCTTTATCTTTGAATTTTATTTCTACCTCATTGAGATCTTTTTCTTTCACAGATACAACAGCAATTACTGATGTTGTACATGATTTTGATTTTATTTGTATATACATCTTTTAAGGCATTATTGCGATTATTTGTGTTTGTTTAAACTCTAATGTTAATGAAGTCACAAATTCATAGTTTACATCTGCTCCTTCTAATTCATACTCTGCATCATTCTTTGCGTTTAATGATGCGAATGTAACTCTTGTTTTATCAAAACATGTTTCTATTTTGTCTACTTTAGTTAAACATACACATTCCTTTGATTCAATATCTGATTTTGCACTTGATGCTACTATTACAAACATAAAATTTTGCGTTTACTTTTATTTATAACCGATTTTACCATACCGGAAGTCAGACTTGAAAATGCCATTTAAAACGTTTGAATTTGCCTTCTGTGACCTTAATTATATGGAGACAACCGAGAGGTCATCTCCATTAAACAAAGGCTCATTCTCAATATATGGCGGTCAAATCTTTACTATAAGTATTACTAAGAGTATTGCTATTATTGCTAATAACCATATTCTTGTTGCTGCTGAATATCTCTTTTCAGCTTCTAAGTACACTTGAAGTTCCTCATCATCCACATAGTCAAATAAGTATTTGAAATGTGCTGCTAAGTAAAATACAAATGGTACTAAGAAAAACACTAAACAATACAATACTTCTTCTATCGTATCATGTGTCTTGATATATCTTTTAATTTCTTTGGTTGTGAGAAGTTTCTTTCTCATAGTGGTAATGCTAATAATTGTATTTTTTAATTTATAAACTCGAACGGGTGCATAATCTCATATTCCCTTCGTTCCTCTGCTTTTCGTTCTTCACATTTAGGATCGAATGGGTCTGCTTTTCTATGTATGTCTTTTTCTATAGATGCCATAGATCTGCAAGTAATTAAAAATAATATTACTAATACTAATAAAGCAAATATAAATTCCATAATTACTCATTTAAATATTAATACTATTTACGATGTTTCTCTCGATACTCCAATATTAATGGAGGTACAATTGCTAAAAATATGAATACTAATGCTCCTACTATTTCTTCTGTTGTAAAATAATCTTCCATTTCTAAAGTTATTACTATAGGGATGCTAAATGCTGCTCCTTCCAGTCCTTGTTCCCTATTGGGGATTGGAAAGCTTTACTGATTGTTAAAAGTCTTTACGAATATCTTCTTTGATTCTCTTAATATTACAAGTTTATGTACAAGTGGATATTCTTTTACACTCACTCTTATAAATCTACAAAATTCTTTGATTTTATTTCTTACTTTATCTGATGCTACTTTTATTTCTATTGTTTCATCTGATACTACACATTCGGTATCTTTGTGACACAATATTTCCATTGTCACATTATACCTCGTACATACTATAGTTAATCTTATAATCATTATTGATAATATTAAGATTAATACTCATCATCATTCCGTCTCTCTAAAAGCTCCTTTGTTGTTATATTGGATTCTTTTATAGATACTTCTTGTAATTCACTTGGATCTACTATTAATTCTTTTTCATCTACGAATTCTGTTACAGGTATATTGTTTCTTCTAAGAAACTCTTGTACTCCGTGTCTTGTTCGTGATGATGTTAATTTAAGAACTAATTGATAATCTACCCATGATATTGATGCTGTTACTGGAACTAACCATTCTGCTTCAATATCAGTTACAACTATTCTTAGAGTTCTCGATGTCATGTTTCCATTGTTCTAATTGGTTTTTATACTCTAAGTGATTTATCTCATACTCTTTGTTTCCACTGCCCATTGCAACTGCAATTAAATTTTTATTTAATGTTACAATTGATTGGTCAATTTCTGCTGAATACGAGATAAAGTGCTTTGCTTCTCTATGTACTAAGAATAATATTGAATCACTTAAACTATTTGCAATAGCTTTTGCTGCTTTCTGTTTAGTGAATATTAATTCGTTTCCATATACTACGAATACATCATAAGTTACTGCTATGACTTCATCTGTTATTCGGTCTTTAATATATACTACCATACGCTTAATGTTTTAAATGAAACTAATACTACAAATTCAATGAGATATAGTATTAGTTATAAAGCTTAAATAATTAATCTAAAAATATCTAAGTTTACTTCAAATCACATTGATGCTAATTCGAAGTATTTTGATATTTGGAATGTTAATGTGAATTGTTTTGAATATGCTTAGGATTTATTGCGAATATTTCTGCGAATATTTCTAAAGCATTTAATAGCTCACTGAATATTGTATACTCTATACTCCATACTCTTAATTATATTCAAATTGCCTTATTCTGTATTAATTATACTGAATATAACATTGATACAATTGCAAATATTAAGAGTTTTGAGAATACTCATTCTGATTCTAATTCAAATAATTCTGATATTCAAGGTTGAGATTTTAAAACTATTTGAATTAATTTTGAATCTAGTGCTAACGCTTTGAGTCTTTCAACTGCATATACTCTAATGCTTACTCTAAATTCTTTAAAGATTCAGATTCGCATTTTAGAGTATTCTGCAATTACTTTTAGTACTTCGCATATAAATTCTAGGCTTTTAATTGCATCTTTTCTGCTACTAATTCAAAATCTTTTGCATATTGCATTGCTCTGAATTTAGCATTCTGCATTTAATTTGCAAATAGTGCTAATACTTCGAAGATTTTAATTGCATACATTTTAATGCTAATTCAAAACTTTTTATTGCTTTTGGTTCACGTTTTGCGACATTCTGATTTTAATTTGCAATTACTAGCATAGCTTCGCAGATTCTATTTCCGCAAATTCAGATTCTAATTCAAAACTTTTTGCAGCTTTAGACTGTAGGGCTTTGACACTCTGAATTTAATTTGCAATTACTACTGATATTCTGCGTATAAATTCAAAGCTTTTAATTGCATCTTTTCTACAGTTAATTCTAAACTTTTTACGGTTTTCGGTTCTCTGTATGAAATACTTTGAATTTAATTTGCAATATTTGAACGTCGGAGAGGCGCGTGAGAAGACGTTTTTGAAGACGGTATTACGAATGGTTGTGGAGACGCTGCTACAAACGCTATTTCTACTCCTCATCCTCACTCTCATCCTCAAATCCAAACTGCCTACATTTCTCCCGTATCCACTCACTAATATTCGGTTCATTCTCCGCCCATTTCGCAGCTTT